ATGAGTTGGGTCTACAGTGAAAGCATCATCTGTGACAGTGATCCCTTTCCACTGACCCGTTGCTGAATCAATTACTCCAGTGGTTATTGCTCCAACAACTGTTCTATCAACATTAACATGATCATCAACTGCCGTTGTTGGTAATCCTTCCTTGTAGGTTTTACTCCAAGGGGAGTTTGTACGTCTTGCCAAATCTATTCGAACTGAGCCGTAACTACAGCCGAAATCGTGGCGTTATCGGTTACAGCAATTGAAAATTCGCAAGAATTTCCTGCTTGCACGCTTAGATTAGTATCGTATGTTATTTCACCTAAAGAGATTGCGCCCATTGCTGGAGCACCTGCGAATATGGCATCACCATCTTGCATGCAATTCCCGCTCACTTTTACGAGTGGAACAAATTCTTCTGACCCGTCGGCAGTCACTGAAATTGTCAATTGGCGTATAGCCGATACATTTGTTGGTACTGTAAAACTGGAACTAACGCTTGCTGTTCCAATATTATCCATTGCTTGAAAAGCACCCGTGGCTGCTAGTTGTGTTTCTGATCTACTTATTACGATGCTCATATTTATTTTTCCTATTCTTCAATTACAAACGAAAGAAGAGTTTTTGACCTCCCAATTTTAATTGTGGAAATTGTCTTCGTGCAAGTGAACCAAGTACTGCAATAGTTCCTGCGGTTACCAAAGTCTTTCGACCTGTTTCGGTATTAATCATACCTATTGCATTTGTTGATAAAGTATTGAATGCTTTTCCTAGTTCTCCGTCTGTAACGTCTTTAACGACACCTTCGGTACTTTTGGAAACTGTTTTTCCACTGTTTAGGTAACTGGCTATTGCTAAACCACTTGCCATACCTGTGACAGATGGATGTGGAAAGGATTTTCTCATTCTTCTTGCTCCGTTTTTCTTGTTTGGACTGCGTGCTTTAGAGCGCTTAGTCCCAGATGAGCGGGATTTAGCAGCTTGATAACGTGCTTTAGAGATAAGTTTGTTATCTTTAAAGTACATCATTCTGCCGTTTTTAGCTCTCTTAGCACGCAGTACCATTAAACAATCTATCCAATTCCATTATATAAACATTTACCCTATACAAAACATCCACATTAATACCCCCTTCCTTTTCTAAAGAATAATGAGCGGGAACTTATTGAGTGCGTACCAAGCTACGCCAAGCTTTGCATTATGGGATGGTGAACATGCTATCCTAAACTTTACTGGTCAGTTAGATCAAGACTTTATCAAAGCGGATTCTAGTGGTAAAGACCAACACTATCTAGGTATTGAAGTGTTGTTAATTTCCCATAGTAATGAGAATTATAAACATAGACACGATACTGTCTGTATTTTGAGAACTGGTAAAGAATCAACTTTAGCGAAATGGGCTTTAGATGAACGAGGGGGTATTAATAAGACAAATAAAAAAACTGTCTATAAAGTATTCAATAGCAAGAAATTAGGTTTTGATTTGAGGATTGAAAATATAGAAGGGAGGGAAAAGTGAAACAAAGAGAAGCAGAATTAAAAGCATTAAAGAAATTAAACAATTTAGCTAAGAAACTAGGATTTGAATAATGTCACTTGAATTAAAAGGCATGGATGGCACATGGTATACTCATGCAAGTATTGACATATATCGCAAGCATAGAAACCAAGGTGACGAAAGTGAAATAATGCTTCAATTATTAGCTTCTATAGGCAATGAACTAGAAAATATCATGGAGCTCTTAGAACCTGAGTTAAAGGATTAGGTAGGTTGGTGTAAGGGAAAGGTGTTTAGGGTGGCTTACTTTTGCTTAGAAGTGTGTTATTTACGCAATCCTAAACCCTTTTCTAGTGTCTGTTTTACGTTTCCTTGCGTTTTGGTTGCGTTTTCAATGATCGGTAAAAATTTCGTGGCCATTGCTTGAACATACCATGGTTGACCACTTAAATCTTTAGCCATATCTGAAAGCATTGATAATTTTGAGCCCTCTTCAGTTTTTCCGATCTCTTTTACAGCATTACCCATTGCTCCAGACCAAAATTTTTGTAAACTTTCACGAGCTCTAGGTAACATAAATTCCTCAAAATCGTGTAAAGCTTGCTCTCTGATTGATTTTACGATCACTCCCATTGATAACAATAAAGTATCATCTGAGTCTTCACTTCTTAACCATTGTTCGATTCTGACTTGCGTTCTATAAGGTATCCAAAAAGTATATATTACAAAATATAAAAAAAACGAAATTAACCAAATAAGATAAAAAGTATTATCCGTCATTTTTTACTTCATCGCCCTTTGCCACCCTTTACTATACCACTATCAGTTTCTTTTTCTTCCTTTGGTGGACGAGGACCGAAGGTGTCCATACTTCCGACTAGTTCCCATATACCTTCAAAAATAGGGACTACAGGAAACACATAAGATATTCCCGCTTTTTTAGATTCTTCAACTAAATTATTTAAGTTCTCTTTTAATTCTTGTGGCATATCTATTATATTTTCTATAATCTTTATTAATATTTCTAATGTATCTTCTGTAAAGTCAAAGAGAGAAGCTAAGACAACGGGTTTAGGAACATTTAAATCTACTGTAGGTATAGGTTCTGCTATTGCTATTATTTTACTCACTATGCTTGCTTTAGTATTCATTCTAGCAAAAGTTAACCAAGCACCAAAAATAATAAACGGTTGAAGCAAAGGTATGATCGTTAAGAGTGCTCTATTGAAATCTATATTCTTTATAATTTCTTCAAATTCTGTCTTTTTAGCCATATATATACCTCGATATAGGATTTTTCAATTTAAGCACAAAATGATCAACACCAGGAGTATTATAGCACCCTCTAGAACGCATTTATCAAACGACTCTTAAATATGCAAATTGGATGTCAGATTCACCACCACTATTATTTGTAATCTTAAATTGTAAAACCTTTTGGTTAGCTAAACGACCCACTACTGCAAATATATTCCATACATCAACGGTTAAGGCTTCACTCGTATCACTTAATGCCGGTTGAAATACTGTCACTGTTCCGGCAGTATCAACTGGCCATGTCCACTTTAATCCAGCACCAGCATTAATAGGTGTTAAGTTAGCAAAGTAATTCGTAGCTGGCCCCATAACAGCCTCAATACCAAAATTACCTCCGTTAGTAGGCTTAATAGCAAAAAAGAGATCACTATAACCTGTCATATCAATATAATCGGGGGTTGCTTGTGGACTTAAAACAGTACCACTATTAGGTACGGCTTCATGAGTTGGGTCTACAGTGAAAGCATCATCTGTGACAGTGATCCCTTTCCACTGACCCGTTGCTGAATCAATTACTCCAGTGGTTATTGCTCCAACAACTGTTCTATCAACATTAACATGATCATCAACTGCCGTTGTTGGTAA